GTAAATGGTGCACCAATGAATTTCATAGTATACAAAGCATTATCTGTCCAAACTAGAATTACTTCTTTAGCTTTTAATGCTCCAATAATTTTCGTACCATCTTGTAATCTTAAAGTTCCAGCAGTGTTTGTTGCTGATGGAGTGTATGTATTTATATCTTCTTGATCCGAGAATCTTATAAACATATCGTCTTGTGTAGTCGTATCACCAATAGTTGTTTCTGTTCCAAAGTGTAATAAGTGTCGAGTTGTTGGAGATATTAAACTAACTCTTGTTGCAGTTGGATTACTTCCTGTTGCAAATCCAGATGTAGTTGTGGATGCTCTCGTCTCTAATGGTGTTGATGCTCCAGCGTTCCATGTAAAAGTTTTACCATTTAATATAGTTGCAACTAATACTTGACCAAAATTATCTAGTGACCATAAACCTGGTTCTAGTGTTACATCAGTTGCAGCTGCTGCTTCACCCCAATTACCATCACCCCATGATCCAATACCCCAACCATAACCATATGATTGTGCTCTAGGTCCCACAGGCTCGTAAGGTTTAATACTTAAACTACCACCTGTTGATACTGTGCCACTAGCATTAGATGATTGTGTTATTGTGAAGGTGCTTGTTGTTGGAACTGTTATTACTTGAAAATTTTTATCTTCGAAATCAGATGCACTAAATCCTGTACCACTTGGTAAAGTAACACTATCAAGTTGCACTATATCTCCAACAGATAATCCATGTCCAGATTTTGTAATAGTACATGTTGGTGATGCATTTGTAGTAGCAATAGTTGCAGATGTTAAAGTAGTTTTCAAAGGTGTAATGTCATACAATTGACCTTCAAAGTATAATAATAAAAATTTGTCTGTACCAATCGCTACATATCTATTACCTGCAATATCAACAAAAGCATGTTGTGCTCTTGCTACACCTACTATTGTATCCGTTACAAGAGATGACCAGCCACCTACTTTTTCAGGTAGTCCATATCTAAATCTTACGTTATCTGAATTAATCCAACGATTCTCTGCACCTGATTCGGTATTTTGTTTATCTATACCCGGTTTAAATCTGTACTCAATTAGAGCCATGGTCCGTGCTCCTATATCTTAGTTTTATAAGCCCAGCCTCTTGTTGCATTCACAAATACTAAAGTAAAAGCCGATGCACTTGTGTTTACCACTAGGTTAGAAGCAGCACCTAAAATATTAGAACCGTTTCTGGCTATAGTTAAATTATTTGATGCAAAGTTATTACCACTATCTATAAAATGAACCTCTGAACCTACAGATGGTGAAGCAGGTAAAGTTATAGTAATAGCTGATCCAATACCACTTCCAGATGTATCAATTAATAATTGATCGCCGTCCACAGCAGTATAGGCCGTTGTTGGTGTGTAGTATCCTTTTTGTCTTATTCCTAAATTAATATTTGTACCATCTGAGTATACTAAACATTTTGATCCAACAGGTAATGCAATACCTGTTCCAGATACTGTTTTAATTGTTAGTGTATAATTACTTGTAGATCTAGTTGTAGCATCCTCTACAATAAATACTCTTTCTGCAGAGTCAGGCATTGTAACTGTTCTGTTTGCAGCTAAAGTTCCTGTAAATTTAAAATATAAATTTTTACCATTTGATACAGCATGATTAGATAATGCTAATGCTACATCGCTAGATGCAACATCTACAGCAATATAACCACTAGCTGCTTGTTCTAATATCTGTAAATTTGTGTTAGTGATTGTACCCCAGGTACCTGATTTTTCACCTGTTGTAATTAATTCTAGTTTTAAATCACTTGATGTACTTGACGCCATATTTCTCCTACGGATTTAATGGGTCAATTTCAACCCATGTTTGTGATACCCCTGGAGGTATCGGGTTCCATGATATCACATCTACCGTACCTGTTGCAAGGTTTATTCTGTTGCCTGTTACAGCTACTTGTTGATCTACTCTTGTGGTAACATTACCAATTGTTGCATTTATTCTGTTACCTGAAAGAGTAACAACTACTTTACCTATTATAGTTGGAGAACCTGTGCTTAAATTAACTCTGTTACCAGTAACTGCAGCTCTAATACTTTGTCCAGCTGTTGCTCCAAAAGGTGCTGCTGCAAATGATGATCCTCCAAAATACATTTATTCTCCTACGCTCTCTTTTCTGGAAAAGTTGCACTATCCCAAGTCATTGAAACTCCTGGCACTATACCATCCCATTTTCTAATTAAAACAGATGAAGTATCTAAATTTGTTCTGCTTCCTGTAGGTAACACAGTTGCGTCTGCAGTTATCGTTACTGTTCCAGAAGATAAATTTGCTCTATTTCCAGTAACTGATACAACAGCGTTAGCCTCTACATCAGCATTACCGATTGTTAAATTTACTCTACTACCAGTTACAGAGAAATTTGCATCTGCAGATATTGTAACAGTCCCTGTATTTATATTAGCTTGAGAGCCATCTGGTTCAATAGTTGCTTTTCCAACTATTGTTGGACTACCACTATTTGCATTTATTCTACTTCCAGATACCGGATAACCAAAAGCAATAGTAGGAGTGCCTGTGTTTAAATTTACTCTGCTTCCTGTAATTGCAGTTATAGCTTTTCCAACTATGGTTGGATCACCTGTAGAAATATTAATTTGTGATCCATCAGGTGTAACTATAACACCAACACCTTCTATGACAGAAGTGTTACCTATTGAAAAGTTTAATTGACTACCAGTTACTGCAAAATTAGCTTTACCTACTATTGATACTGTTCCAGTAGATTCGTTTATTCTAGAACCAGTAACATTAACGAAAGCGTTAGGGTTAAATCCTGGATCTCCAAAAGGAGACGCTGCAAAGGGTGTTCCTCCAAAATACATATAATATAATCCTTAAAAGGAGACAGGGGGTATGTGGTGGTGCCCTGCCTCCATCTAAGAATTATATCATCGTTTAAACCAGGAAGGAAGACCTAAATGTGGACGTTTGTCGAACATGTTATCCTTCGCTCCAGGTGTTTTACGATTGTTATAATGCAGAAAAACTTGTATGCATTCTTTGCCTTTGAATTTTTCTCTCCAATGTTCTAGCTCACAGCCAGAATAAACTAACATATCTCCTGGTTTTAAATCTACTCTAACACCTTTTTTACCAACTTCTCCAGATGGTTCTAAATATATTGGCCAATCGTCACCACCAAGATTCATTGTGGTTGATATTTCACAACTAAACCTATCTTTATGTCTTTTAAGTTCATCACCTTTTTTATAAATTCTTGCATAAGTATAAGCAGGATATAATTTTAACCCTGTTGCTTTTTCCATATCAGGTTGACATTTTAATAGTAATGTCTCCATAGCCATGTTTGCATATTGAGAATAAGTATTAGGTATTTGTTCATCATCATAAGTCCCTAGTATGTTTTCAAATGGTGAAAAGTATCTTGCAGCCTTACAAGTATCATAAACTTGTTTCTGCATTCTAAAGTAATTTGCAATAAATGTTGCAAGGTCTTTTGATATTGCTTGACGGATAACTGTATACTTTTTCTTTTTAAACATCTTTAGCCATCTCTTTTGGTACTGCTTGTATATTCCAATGTATAAATCTAAAAGGCTCTTTACCATGATCAACAGAAAACTCATGTTCTAAATAACCTGGAAATATAATTAAAGTTCCAGGTTTAGGTCGTATATGAAATTGATCATGCCCTGCCCACACACCTTTTAAGTCTGGTCTCATTTTTAATTTTGTAGTTCTTGCACCAGTTTTTGGTTCGTGAAATACAGGACAAGAGGTGTTGTCACTGCATTTTAAAAAATAAAAACCTGATATGTGTTGATTCCAATGTATATGTGCACTGTGATGTCCGCCACCTTTTTTAGCAAATTCTTGCACCCATAACTCACTAAACATGGTTGTGTATTGTGACATGTCATAACCTTGATGATCTAAATATTCCCAAGATTTTTGACCAACATAATTTCTAAAATCTAAAAAGTCGTTGTCAAATATAAGAGGTGTTGAATGATATGATCTTCCAAAGTCACCATGTTTTTTTATATATTCTTTTTCTCTTTTACGAGCATCAACAATATATTTATTGCTCGCTTTGTTTAACGATTTAACAAACTCTGGTTTAACTTCATTCCATATAATTGTTGGAAAATAACTATTTATAAACATTTTTTAATACTGAAAACAAAGTTGGTTTTTTTTCAACAAGTTGTTTACATAACTCCTTTCTTTCATTTAAATTATTAATACACCCCTGAAATTCTTTTTCAAGTTCTTCTTCATTAAATCCACCATTTTTAATTAAGGACACTTTATTTGTTGGTGCCCAATGCATACCTGCTGCAATACAGTGTAAACCTGTAGAACTAGGGTATTTAAAACTATAAGTTCTATCAAATACAGCTTCTTTAAAACCAGAAAAAGCTCTGTGTTTTAAATTTATTAAGGTGCTCTCCCAAGTTTTATTTAAACAATGTTTCCAATATTCTGTGTCATTTCTGTGGGATAAAGCATAATGTAATCCTACAAATTCAGAAAATTCTTTAAACATGTGTTTACATTGATAATTGAAATTATCACGATCCCATTGAGATACTCTGTCTCTTTGAAGATTCATAATTAATTTAATTAAAAACTCGTGAACAGTGTATAAACCATTGCTTTCTAATGGTTCTATAAATCCAGCAGAGAGTCCTATAGCAACTACATTTTTTACCCATAGTCTATTATGTATTCCAACTCTCATTTTTATTTTTTTAAATTCTAAATTTTCTTGACCTAAATGTTTTTTAAATTCTTTTAATGCAGTATCATCATCTACAAACTTACTTGAGTATACATATCCTGTGCCTATTCTTGACCATAAAGGTATGTTCCATACCCACCCATTTTCTATGGCTGTGCAGTTAGTATAAGGAACTAATTCTTTTTCTTTATCTTTGTATGGTATTCTTGTAGCCCAAGCAGAATCATTCGGTAATATATTAGAGTATGATTCAAAAGGTTCTTTTAAAGTTTTGTCTAACAATAAAGATTTAAATCCAGTGCAGTCTACATATAGATCAGCTTTATATTTGTTATTTAAAGATGTAATTCCATTTTCATCTTGCTCTATAGAAACTACATCATCAAGTATATGTTTTACTTTTTTACAATAATTGTTTTTTAACCATAAACCAAACTTAGTAGCATCAAAATGATAAGCCCTTTGCACTTCGTTTATGTCAAATTTATTTTGATTAACATAAGCCATTTGTAGGGGATATGTACAATCAGCATAATCTGAATAAGGAGTTTTTGGATGCAACATTTTTTTAAACCACCAGTCGTTTGTTTCAGATCTTGTTTGCCCTATAGCGGCTTTTCCAAATGGATAATGAAAAGCCTCTCCCTTTTTATAAAAATCTGTAAATTTTATACTTAATTTATAACTACCATCTACATATTTTATAAAATCTTTATCTTCTATTTTAAGAAGTCTCATCCAATCTGTAATCTGTGCAATTGTGCTTTCACCAACACCAACTGTGGATATATTTTTTGATTCAATTAATGATATTTCATAATTTGGAAACTGTGATTCCAGTGTTGCTGCAGTCATCCACCCTGCACTTCCACCACCTACGATTAATATTTTCATTTAAAAGGGTTTCCTAAATGCCATACTACAAGGCTATACCTTGTGCCAGCAGTTACTGGTTTTACTCTATGCCACACAAAACTAGGAAATACAATTATAGATCCTTTTGGTAATATCTCTTTACATTGCACCCTATGTTTTGATTCATCTCGCATATGTGGGTCATAATTTCTAAAATCAAATTCTAGCTCACCACCTTTATATTCTGAACCGTCTGTTAATTGACAAGTCATAGATAGTTTTCTAATTTTGCCATGCTCTGGATGATTAGAATCTTTCCTATCATATGGTTTGTCCCAACTATCACAATGCCAATCATAATATTGATTAAGTTTATATTTTGTAAATTGACAAGATTCAGATCTTTCCCAATCAAAGTTCCA